CCGAAGACAACCGCCACAAAATAAAGATAAATGTTAATCTTAGATTATAAGATTCTCCATGAACCAGTAACAACATAAACGCACTTAATAGCGGCAAATGGTGATTCAAGAACAACAGAAGTTCCACCGTCACAAGTTTGACCAGCTTGAACATTAAGAGTCATTGAGTTGGTTGCAGAGCCAACAGAGTGATTCTTGACTTCAAACCAATCTCCAACAGAAGGATTCTGTGGGAAAGAAGCGGAAGCAGCAGCGTTAATATTATCAAAATAGGTAAGCTTTCCTTTGGTAAGGGTAGCACCATTAGAACCAGAAGCAATTGTAACTGAAGATGAGAAACCACCATTAACGGTCAAGTCACCGGTAACAGTGAGGTTATCAGCGACAGTAACTTCAGAAGTACTGTGACCGATAGTAACAGCGATTCCAGAAGTTTCAGTTGCGAGCTTAAGAGCACCGACAGCATTTGCAATATAAGAATTCGTACCGTCATGATAAATTTTCATATCAAGACCAGTACCAAATTCAGCAGAAGCATTATCAGCAAATTCAAGCGCATCTGCTGATTTATCCCATACCATATTGGCAGCAGCACCGACGATAGTAATGTCACCAGAAGCATCAGCAGTAAGAACTTTAGAAGCTTCAGAAGAACCCAAAGTGGTAATATCACTGTAATTCAACTCAGTAGCAGATGCATCAACACCAGCCAACTTGGTCAAGTCAGCGATGACAAGGCCATTACCAGCGCAGCCAGCAATAACATTTAAGTCAGCAACAACAAGTCCAGAGATACCGTCAAGAACATTAAGTTCAGCCGGGGTTGAAGAAATGGCTGTTGTAGAAGCAGCAGCAAATGGGATCAAATAACCATCTTGGTTTGCAAGCTGAATCGTTCTGTCGGCAGTTGGATCAACCGCTTTCAAGGTTGTTTCATTATTGTCAGCAGAAGCACCTTCAAAAATAACACCATTAGAAGTTTGAATAACTTCAATGTCAACAGTGGTTGTAGTACCATTAACAGTCAAGTCACCAGAAACAGTAAGGTTATCAGCAATAGTAACTTCAGAACTACTGTGACCGATGGTTACAGCAATACCGGAGTTTTCGGTTGCAATTTTCAAAGCTCCCGTGCTATTAGCAATATAAGAGTTGGTTCCATCATGATAGAGTTGCATATCGTTGCCAGCCCCAAGACGAAATTTCTTGGAATCTTGCATTGCAAAGTGACCACTAGCATCAGCAACAAAACACTTAGAAGCAGAACCAGTACCAGCAGTAATGCCGTCAAGTTGCTCAAGATCAGCTTCGCTCATATCAGCAGAGCCGATAATGAAAGAACCTGCTGCGGTTACAGTACCATTGAAGGTAGCGTTACCTGCTGCGGACATATCAAGGGTCAAAGCGGTAATCGTAGAACCACCGTCATTTCCTTTGAAAAGCATATCCTGATCAGAGATTGCAGAATGAACAACAAAATCACTACTTGCGTTGGTGAAGCGTCCAAACTCAGTACCGCCATCCTTAAGGATGATATCGGCACCGTCAGCGTCAAGAACGATGTCCGTAGATGAATCAAGTGTTAAATCTCCAGTTGAATTAACAGAAATTGGAGTAGCAGCAATTGTTAAACCAGTTGTACCATCGTGAGTAAAGGTAGCATCACTGCCAACGCCAAGGCTAAGAACCGCTGAATCAGTTAATAACTTAACGTCATTTCCAAAAATCGCATCTTTTGCAACACTCAAACCACCATCGGTCTGCAAAGATCCGTCAGTTGTTGAAGTTGCTTCAGTGGCATCATCAACGATGACACGACCACCAACATAGGCATTCTTAGCAACACTCAAACCACCATCGGTCTGTAAAGATCCATCAGTTGTTGAAGTTGCTTCAGTGGTATCATCTGTTTTAAGAATGCCACTATAAGTACCAGTGGTTCCGACAACAGCAGCAAAACTACCGGGAGCAACAGAAGCAGCACCGATAGTAACACCGTCCATACTACCACCATTAATATCAACAGTGGTAAGAATACCCATGTCAGCCACAGTGCGGCCAGCATTGGTCCAGTTATTGGCCATACTAGCAATACCCAAAGCATTGATAGTATCAATGTTCCGAGAAGCATCTAAGACCAAACATTTATTAGCAGCACCAGTACCATTGGTGATGCCGTCAAGTTTTTCAAGCTCGGCTTCGGTGAGTTCAGCATTGCCAATTGTTAAACTGGTGTCGCACTCAATCGCGCCTTCTTGTACAAGGGAGCCACTCATAGTGGAGGCCCCTAATTGAAATTTATAAGCCATATATTATTTTCCTCCTTAAAATATAACTATACGAATTGGCACGCGCACGCACCAATCCTATCGCCATAACTAGAGAGCAGTAATCCATTTAGGCAAAAAAAAATAACTTTTTTTTCTTTTTGTTTATAACATACTAATAATATTAAAAAATAAAATATTTGCTAATACCATCTGTATAGACGTTTATTGCAGCATATGGACTCTCAAGTCTTACAAAACTTTGTCCGTCAATAGTTTGAGAGCCGCTGGCGTTTATTTTAATAACGTGAGAATTAGCCGATCCTCTTTCATCTTTAAATATAAATGTTTGTCCGCTTGTTAGTGTTGAGGCATCTGGTAGCCTAACATCGAGGTTTGCTGATGCTGATATTCCAATAAAATAATCTGTAACCGATGCTGTGGTTACAGATGAAATCTGTCTCCGCTTTAAAACAAGACCACCTTGAAGGGATAACTTATTTCCATCAAAAGTTAAGTTCGCTTCTCCAACAATACCACCGGAACCATTGGCTGTTGTTATTCTGTTGTCTCCGTCATTAGTTATAGAAACTGTCCCTCCGCCAAGAGAAGAAGTTAAAACAAGGTTTCCGGCTGTGTTTAGACCAATAAAACTTCCATTACCAGCAATCGAACCAGAAGATATATTTGGAAAATGTATTTGACCCGATGCAGATAGATAAGTTCCAATCTTTAATCCTCCAGAGCCAGTCATATTACCAGCTAAAGTTAAGATTGAGCCGTCGAAAGTTAAGTTCGCCTCTCCAACAATACCACCGGAACCATCGGCTGTTGTGATTCTATTGTTTGCATCATTGGATATAGTAACTGTTCCGCCGCCGCCAATAGAAGAAGTTAAGACAAGATTACCTGCTGATGATAAACCGAGAAAACTTCCATTGCCAGCAATAGAGCCCGAAGCAATATTTGGAAAATGGATTTGACCTGATGCAGATAGATAAGTTCCAATCTCAATTCCACCAGATCCAGTTATATTTCCAGTAACAGTTAGCTTGCCACTCTCAACTTTGACCACTTCATTAGAAGCGTGTCCAGCATATAGTTTTAATACTTCATCATCAAGATTTATTTTCGTGGTTGTCGAACTATCTGATGATCTTCTGATCTGATCTGTGTATAAGTCGCCTGAAGTTATCGTTATGTCTGAAGATGCTGTTAATTTTGAAACAGTTAAAATATCGTTCGTTGTGTCATAATAAAGGTTTGAATCGCCTTGAAGGTGTGTTTTACTGTTTACTGTTTTGTATACTGCAAGTTTTCCCGTTGCATAATCTCCATAAAGATCAAACTGTTTTACATTTATTAAATCTGTTCCGTCTCCGCCAAAAGACCCAGTAAATGATCCAGACCCAAGAAATCCAAATATTGATGAAACACTACCAGATAATACATTGTAACCCATTCATAACGCCCTCCATATCAATAGATGAACCATTTTGATATGCCATCGCTATAAATACTTAGTGCGGGATTATCTCCAGTGAGTGAATAAGTTGCATAATGATCAATTGTTTGACCACCAGAAGCGGAAACTGCTATACGATCTTCATCGGCTCTTGTTGCTCCCCATTCATCTTTAATAATTACAATTTTTCCAAAACCAGCAGTTGCAGCAGAAGGTAATGTAATAGACACGTAGTCACTAGAACTTACACCTACAATACAATCATAAGCAGCAACAGTGTGACTAGAGCCCACCATTTTATAATAATGTTTTCTAAAGCTCCCAGAAATAATAGAAAGGCTACCAGTAAAATTATGTGTGTCTCCTTCTGAATCTCCAAAATTTGTACTTCCGGTAATGCCAATTTCAGTCTTAACTGTGGAAATAACATCAAAAATATTTGCTTTGATGGTTCCACTAATATACATCGAGCCAGTTAAAAGAAGATTGTTCTCTGCTGCATCATAAATGAAATTTCGACTTCCAGATAGAGGTCTGCCAAAAGATCCAAGAGCACCAGTGGCAAATTGAACCGACTGGTCTGGCCCTTGAGCGCAATCCGAAGATCCTGATATATATGCCCACCCAAATTCACCCATAAAAAAATCCTATTAAAAAGTGCTGCCGGCAGCAAAAATATTGACCTCGGTGGCCGAGTCACCGGTTCCAACAAAAGCGACACGGTCAATGCCATGGATTTCGTAAACCCTATAAGCGCGAGCAGCAGGTACATGATTTGCTGGAGTGGTAGAACTATTCGGGGGATCTATTGATGCCAAGGCACTTACGGTGTTTTGTCCGTGACCGGCGGCTTCTGATTCCGGTATTTCAAACCACCTTTGAAAAGCATGACAATATCCATAAATGGCTATCGGGTCGGCATTTTGATCACCACCGGTTGCCGTTTCTTCAACAAGAACATGAAGATATCTTTGATTCTCAGTAGCGTATCCTAAAGTAGAAGCAGTGATCCCTGAAAGATCACCCACCGCTGTCAAAGCGACTATTTCGGTTCCCGGAGGTCCTGCTATATTTTTTGGGCTTCGTGTTCTGCCCCAACTATTGTGTTTTAAAAATGCCATTTATACGCTCCTTTAAATATTAAATATCATAATAAGTAGTTTATTTTTGCTGTTTTGCTAATTCTTTCTTTCGCTTCGCATCGGAACGTTTTTTGGCTTTTCTTTTTCTTTCCGAGGGCTTAAGATACCTCCTCCTTTCTTTGACCTCTTCTACAATTCCCTCTTTCTTGACCTTTTTTATAAATCTCTTTATAGTCCTAGAAACGGGCTCATTTTTTCTTGGTCTTATTTTTACATTACATGCCATTTTATTTACCTATAACCTTCTTCCACATTTCAGCCCCTGCCATAAATGTTGAAATATCAACTCCGGGATCGTTCGGATGTTGACCAGACAATGGACCGGGGGCAGATTGCCCATTGGGGTCTCCAGCGGAAGAAAGGGGATCTGTTCCTTCAAATAAATTGACTCCGTTATATGCGTCCTTGCCAATGGCATCAAGCATCTTTTTTCTTTGTTCTAATGCTTTTAGCTGCTTGTCAGAAGTCACAACTCTACTTTTCATATTAACAGAACGAGTTGGTCTTTTTTTCTGTTCAACAATGGGCTGGACACCGGAGGTTCCTTTAACCACTTCGGAAATTATTGTTGACAATAATCCTTCTTCTAATAATATTTCATGTATACATTCTTTAACTATCGGTCTCAAGCTTTTCTTTAATTGATCTTTTTTCATTTACCACTCTGTTGTTAATCCTTTAAAATCTTTTTAAACAAATTATTAATAATATTTTCTTTGTTCTCGTTTATTCTCGTCTCATACATTGAAACGGGTGTTTTTCCTCTTTCTGGATAGATATATGCTTCTGGTGTCGAAGGTTCTGAAACAATATCGAAACAGATTAGCTCAAAATCTTCTTGAACGATGGTATTACCCATCGATTCTTGGACCGATCCCATCCCGCGAGATGAGATGCCAAGCTTAACTCCTGCTTTAATAAGGTCCTTAACAACTCGACCGGAGGGCGTATCAAGAATTTTAATCTTTCCCATGACATCATTGCCTTCCCACCAAAGTTCAGTTACCATATGAGAAACATTTCTTAGATTAATAACCGAATCGTCGGGATGGTCTAGTTCTCCAAGGCCTCGATTATCTTTAATAACTTTTTGGTAGTTTTGTATTTCTCTTTTCAATGTTTTGCAAGGATAGATTCTTCCGTTTCCGTTTTTCTTCTCGCAAGTTTGAATACGGCCAGAAAGATAAAGGGCCCCATTGGCAACTTCTTTTTTCTCTCTTTCTGTCAAGAGATCTTGACAAATGCCATCTTTGCATAATTCATAAAATTCTGTTAAAAGTCTTTTGGTCATTATCTGTTCCCGTTTGTGGTTGGAGGCCAGCCGAGCGAGCTGCGATAACTGTTTATCTTTTCCCAAAAAGCGGGATCACTATTCATTTTCATAATAGCTTCAAGATTTTTAGCTGAATTTGTGGCGGCTGGATGGGTTCGACCGGCAAGATCAAATATTGGCCTGAAAAAAGCCTCTATTTCTGGGAAGCTTCTAACAATAGATTCAATTTCTTCTGGTGTCATTTTGCCTTCATATTTGTAAAGACTTAAAATTTTATTTATATGCTTATCCATTGCCTCTGGGCTGCTTAAAGCGTCATACGGAATCCCTTTATATTGGTTCCAGTCCCATTCATAAGAATCTGGATCAAATTTTCTAAGCTCACCATAAACGCCGCTGAGACTGCTTGTAAATTCGTTTACTTCTCTAGGGGCATAATGAGACTTATCTGCTGGACCGTCATCGTAAGGCTCTTTTTCATCCGCTGCCATTCTTGCGATCCTCGCTTGACGGCGGTCAGTCTCATCAGGCCAATTGCGACTATCATCGTCCCAAGATGATTCATTCATAGCTTCTCTAATAAGTTGTCTTAATAATTTTGTTGTTAACTTCATTAATCAATGTTCCTTTAATAAAACGGGCGCAACCCGTGTGAGTTAAGAACCAGAGCAGCAGCGACGAACTGGTTGTAACATCCATTTCTTATTGTGTGTCATTGTTCTCTCCTTTGTCGATTCTAAGACCTTCATCTTTTATCAATGCTGAAAGCATATATGATGTGCCTGATGATAGCCAACCACAGATAAACATATTGCCTATGGAATATTTAAAAGTAAATAGTTCTGTCCATCCGTTTATGAAAAATAAAAACATTCCAACCCAAAAGCCCATGCACATTGTGCAGTTAGCCATATATCCAATAAGTCCATATTGATCTCGATTGGGGCGAACACGTTCAAATATTTTAGAATAAACCAAAATTTGTGTCAAGCCATAAGCAGCTAAAACAAACCAAACAATTCCCATATCAAATTCTACTATATTTAAGTCGTCTGCTATACGAAAAGTACTATTATTCAAATTCACTATTTACCTCTTACCATGTATATCTACCATATAAATATGGTGAAAATAAATTGTGTTGCCTGATTGATCCTTTCTCTTCTTCATGAGGAATATCACCAAGGTTAGTTGAGTCTTCATCTTCGGGGTTCAATAACTCATCGTCCATCATTTCATCATGAGCCTCAACAGATTCAAAATATGGCCTTTCATCATTCATCCATTCGCTTATCTCATATAAAGAAGCCTTAACAGGATCTAAATCTTTAGACTCTAATAGAGCAGCTTCCAATGATCCATAAACGTTTCCACCTTGAATAGAATCATAGGCAATGATTCCTTTCTTCTTAAGAAATTCAAACAATCTTGATTCAGCACCATAAACAACTTCAGTCATCAAATCTTTTGCAAAGGCAACAATCTTTTTCTTTTCCATCATTACAACAATATCAATATCAGCATGATCGAAAATCATCAAATCTCCATTTAATGCTCGTCTCAAATTTAAGTTAAACTCCATCAAACGAGGGGGTTCTTTGATTTTTACTCTAATATCATCAGGAGGAAGGCTAACCTTAATATTGTTATTTGTTGCGCTTGGAGTTAAATTAACTTTAATATCGGCCATTATTTTAATACCTCTTGAACCAAATCTTGGATATAAAACACCTCTTTTACAATATCTTCTGTTATTCGTTTATTTTTATATGAATCAAGTTTTTCTAAAATTTTAGTAGTGTTATTCAAATACGTTTCATTATTTTTAATTTTGTCCTCGGACAAGCACCGATTTACTTTTTCCTTCAATCTTCCAATCTCTTCGTTAAGAAATGATTTAAGGCCAAGGCCATTGTCTGAGAATGAAGTAATATAATTTGTCAACAAATCCTTTTGTTCTTGTCTCAAGGTTTTATCATATGTTTCGTTAAAAGTTTTTGTAAAGGTTTTATAGGTTAAGTTGTCAATGTGTTTCATTGATTCTTCTTTGGATTGCTTCTTTGAAATTAAAATACCAAGAACCTTCTCCTCAACAATCAACCTTCGTTTTGCATCGAGACCATTAGAATTAAAATATTGCCCAACAGATGCGATGTTTTTATAGTTTGAAATAAAATTAGCAAAAATAGAATTAGAAAAGTTTTTATTCATCTCTGCTATAAGTTTGGTTTGAGAATTAAAAACTTCTCTTCGATCCAAGGAATCAAAATCCTTTTTTAACTCAACAATATATTTTTTAGAAAACTCTGGTTTTAAGTTTTCTGATTCAAGTATACCTCTATAAAGATCCAATTCTTCTTTTAATTGTGTTCCATTAGAAAAGAACCTTTTTATAACTTCAAGAAGTTTATTCTTTTTGTTATTATCGTTTTTAACTATTGATTTTGTAAGTTCTGTTATTAATGATTCGTAAAGAAAAGCGGTATTTCTTTTCTTATTGTGTTTCATTTTCATTTTCTTTTTTCTCCAACTTTGTTAAGCTTTCTAAAAGGCTATTAATATCGCTCGATGTAGTAAATAGTTTCTGTTCTTCAATGTTATTATAAGATTTATTTTCTGTGATTCCTCGCGCTAAAGAGTCGAGACCTCCAAAGCCTGTCTTACCTTTCCAGACACTTCTTTTGGTGTTTCCATACTCACCTGTTGCCATATTTTTAAATTGCTTGCGGATACCACCTTTACGATAAGAAGACTGGTGTCTTTTGTATGGTCCGCGCTTATATTGTTCGTCATCTCTTTTGGCGGGAGCGTCTGGTTCAGCCAAGAGTACTTCTTCCTCTTCCTCTCCACCGGCTTCATCGCCGCCAAGATCTCCAAGATCACCGCCTTCGTCTCCTCCAAGGTCTCCACCGAGGTCGCCGCCGAGGTCGCCTCCGAGATCACCGCCAGCTTCTTCAGGAGATTGGCCAGCAGCTTCAAGTTCAGCCATAAACTTCTTATCCCAGAACATCTCTCTTTGCATTCTAATAAATTCCTCTTCAGATATACCAAGCATATGTTCGGCAACCCATCGCTTACTGAAATATCCTTCAGTAGCAGATCCAGCAATATCAAACTTAGATTTCCAATGTTCCAACTCTTGAAGTTCTGCTATTTTTGAAGGATTATTAAGTGAAAGAGAAAAAGACAACAAATCATCTGCTCTAAAGCCAAGTGTAAAAAGATGAATAATCCCCACTTTTTCAAGCTCTGATATAACAACTCTTTGCAATCTTTGAATGGTTCTTGCAAAGCGAACATCCTTTTGGGCAAGGGTTGTTTTATCTTCTGTTCCGCCTTCTCCCATTGCAAGATAAGATTGTGGAACTTTAAGGGCAGAAAATAGTTTATCTCTCAAATATTTAACGTCCTCAATAGTCGCCGTCATTGCTCCTCCGGGAAGATTAATAATATCAGTTCCCGATGTTCCTCCACGAATTGGAATAAAATAATCTTCCTCAATTGAAAGAGGATTATATCTCAAGTCAACTCGGCCTGTTTTCGGATCAACAACTTGATGACGCTTCATTTGAGTCATTACTTTCTGCATATATTGTTCTACATCCTGTGGTGCAATATTTCCAACGTCAATTTTAAAAACTCTTCTTTCCGGGGCCCTTACAATTCTATAAGCCATCATCGCATCCTCAAGAAGAGTTAGTTGTCTCCAGATGCGTCTTGCAGCTTCAAGAACAGAAGTTCCATAGGGTGCATGTTTGTCATTTCCAAGAATACGAAAGTGAGCCATTTGCCAGTTTTCAAGTGTCATACCGGCGGAGTTCCACTGATATTGTACATAGTTTGGATTGTGTTCATCTTGGCCCTCAAGACGTTCTATTTCTTGAGGAGGTAAACCAATAACAGATTGAATACCAGCACTCTCGTCAATGTCCAAATACATAAATAGGTCTCCATATTTACACATTGTGCGAGACCATCCAAACAGGTTATGTTCAATATTTAATACGTTATGATAAAGAGAGTGTAATATAGATTTAATCTCTTCATTGGGGCACTTGATTCTCAACATTGGTTGCAGGCTGGAGTATGTTGTCATCTCATCAGCATAGATATCAAGAGAAGACGCAATCTCAGGAGTATATTCCATTTGATCAAAATCAACATATCTCTCAGATCTATTTCTGTTTGAGATCATATTGATCGTTGTAACATTCATTGGATTATATTCAGTTTTTTTGAATTGTTTTCCAGAAGCAGATCTAAACTTATTTGAATAAATATCAAGATGTCTTCTTTTTAATTGTCGTCCTGTTTGAGTTCTTCTATTAACAATGGGACCAGAAAACAATCTTGTTAAAGATTTAAATAATCCTGATTCCTCATTATACGGGCTATTTCCTTTTTTAATATTTCTTTTGGCCATTTATTTATCCCTTGTAAATCCAAGGCAAATCCATCATTTGCTTCTTTGCTTCTTTTTGCCTATCTTTTATATCATTTCCATATCCATCTTGACCTTTTATAGTCGTATTCAGTGTTGTATTCGTTAAATACATAGAATTAATCATGGCTTTTTTATATTCAAGCTCTCGTTTGTTGACTTGTAAAGCCGTATCTCTGACCCAGCATCCAATAGCTAACGACATAACTAAGTCATCATTATAAGATCGCATTGCTTGCGGCTTGCCATTGTGCCAAATGAAAGTTTTAAATTCGTGGAATGTTCTGTTTGAATAAATTTTAATCATTTTATTTCTCACAAATTCTTCTAACTTGGCAACAATCAAGGGGCGAGTCTTGGTAGAAGTTGTAAAACCAGCGACAGCAGAATTCATAGTTTCTCCTCTGACTGACTCAACAAACTCATGAGTTGACTTAATAGAATAATAAAGGTTTGGATATCCAAGAGTAATTAGTTTTTCCAAAACCGATATTCCAATTCCGTTGTTTTCCACAACCAATAAGCAGTTTCCATATTCAGAGCCAGCAGAAAAAAGCATTTGAGAATACATGTCAAGGTTTGGTTTGCCTTGATATTCCGCTACAATTTCCATTGTATCTAATTTAATAATATGAAAAACAGAATTATCTGCTCCATCTCCTCTCGCAACATCGGCAACTAAAAGATAGGTACACCCTTCTTCATATTTTTCCCAAATCCAAAAGTTACGATCATGACCTGTTCTATAAACAGGATCTTGAATCGATCCATGAACCCATGCAATATCATCTGGATGAATAACTGTGTCTCCAGAAGTATTAAAGTTACATTCTAATTCTTGAGCTATTTGCCTTCTCGACATATTCTTGGTTTCTTTCTCAAACCATTGAATATTTCTTTCGGGATGAGCATCCCAAGGAAGTCGTACATGGTGAAAATCATTTTCTCGATGTTCGGCATCAATATAAGTCTTATGAAACCAATTTCCAACTCCGTTTGGTGTTGACAGGGCAATACATCGACCACCAGTTGAAAGAGTGGGATACAGTCCAGTCCATAGTTCATCTAGTCCTTCAACGTGTGCAGCCTCATCAATAACCAACAATGAAAGAGCTTCAGAACGACCAGCGTCACCGGAGGTTGAAGCCGCTTTAATTTGAGAACCGTTTGATAGTTCAAATGATGTTCTATTATCAACAGATATTTTTGCAACTTGCAGCCACTCAGGTAGGTTTTTCATAATACTTTTAACCTTTTTAACTAAGTTGGCCGCTGTTGCAAATTTAGTAGCAATAACTAATACATTTTTATCTCTATGAAATAACATAAGCCACACACAATATGCGGCTGTAATAGTCGAAATGCCAAGCTGGCGGGCTTTTAGGATTACTGTAAATCGGAAATCATTATAATCATTTAACAAATCACTTTGATATGGATATGTTTTAAAGGGAACAAGGCCCTTCATCGGATGTGAAATCCTGCAATAATTATTAGTAAAATATAGCGGGTCTTTTCCGCTCTTAAGGATTTCTTTTACAATTTCCTTTTTTGAAAGTTTAAAGGACATTACTTCCTTGTAACATTTTTCGGTTTTTTCTTAGAATTCAATGAAAGGAAGTCTCTAATAGCCTTATCTACCTTACCTTCAGATGGAGATAAAATTGGTTCCGAATCTATTTTTCCAATTTTATACCAACAATATGCTTGGACAAAAGAACGAACACGGGAAGTAGATTGAACAAGAACTTTCATTTCTTCATCTTTTGGTTTTGTAAGAGAAACTGATTTTCCAGTAATAGCCTTATATTCCTTTTGAAGAAACTTTTTAATACTGTTTAGTCGTCTTCCCATCTCGTCTTCAAACCCACCAGCGTAAACTTCCTTAAGCTTGATATCTGATTGATAATGAATACAGATAGAATCACCGGAAAATTTAACTTTAAAGCCATCCATGACGCGAGGATCAAGAATGGGATCTCCTTCTTCTCTTTTAAGTCCGATCTTTCGTACTTTGCCATCTGATGAATATCGCTCATCATGTGATCCATCATAAGCGTTGGCTGCTGCTTGAGCAAGTCCTTGGATAATTTCTAGTGTATTTGAACTCATTTGTTATTTTCCTTTGGTTACGGCTTGTAGCTCTTCTTTAATAATTTGATTTAATTCGTCTTGCTTGAGACGAAGTTTTGACTCTTTAAATCCCTGTCCAGTCAAGAAAGAACCTGCTTTTTGCATAAAGCCTCTTTTCTTCTGGATTATGTTTCCAGAAGCATCAGTAATGTTGCCTTCTTTGTCTTTATAGATTGGATTTCCTTCTTCATCATATGAAACAGTGCCAAATT